GATCCGAAGGTTGACTCGGACATGAGGGCACGTATGGCAACGGCGGCGGCCCCGTATGTGCATCAACGTCAAGGTGAGGGCATGGGTAAAAAGGAAGAGCAGGACGAACGAGCTAAAAAGGCGGGGGCGGGTCGGTTTGCACCGGGCAGGGCTCCGTTGAAGGCGGTTAAATGAACTGGACAACCGAGTGTAAAGACTGGGAGCGCAGGATACTAAACGGGGAGTCATTGATTCCTTTTCCGCCGTTGTTCCCTGATGAAGCCAGAGAAGCTCTTGGCGTTTTCAAGTCTTTGCTTTTAGTTGACGTTCTTAATCGGCCTACTTTGGGCGAGGCTGGCCGTCAATGGCTGTTTGACTTTGTATCAACCATATTTGGCAGCTATGATGTTGAGGCTGGCCGGAGGCTTATAACTGAATACTTTCTGTTGGTTTCTAAAAAGAATTCCAAAAGCACAAGTGCAAGCGGCATTATGCTAACTGCCCTGATAAGGAACTGGAGGGATTCGGCGGAGTTTCTTATCCTTGCACCTACTGTGGAGATCGCCAATAACAGTTTTGCACCTGCACGGGACATGGTGAAGGCTGATCCAGACCTGAGTAATTTAATGCACATTCAGGATCATCTAAGGACCATCAAACATAGAGGCACAGGAGCTACCTTAAAGATTGTGGCTGCCGATAATGAAACCGTTGGCGGTAAAAAGGCCACCGGGGTACTTATTGACGAAGCGTGGATATTTGGTAAAAGACCGAACGCTGAGAACATGCTGAGGGAGGCTTGCGGCGGGCTGGCTTCAAGGCCGGAGGGATTTATCATCTGGTTATCAACTCAGAGTGATGAAGCCCCGGCGGGTGTATTTGCACAAAAACTGGAATATGCAAGAGGGGTCAGGGATGGAAAGATTGATGATAACAGGTTCCTTCCTGTCATTTATGAATTTCCTAAGTCTATTATTGAAGAGAAAAAGCACCTTGACCCTAAGATGTTCTATGTTACGAACCCGAATCTTGGGGCCTCGGTCGATGAGGAATTCATTGTCCGGGAATACAAGAAGGCTGAGAATGATGGAGTCGAGTCCATGCAGGGCTTTCTTGCTAAACATTTAAACGTCCAGATTGCTACATCACTAAGGGCGCAACGATGGGCCGGGGCTGATTATTGGGACGAAGCCGAAGGAGACATAACGCTCGATGGTCTCCTGGAAAGGTCTGAGGTGGTCGTTATCGGGATTGACGGAGGTGGGCTTGACGACCTTTTAGGGTTTGCAATTATAGGGCGTGAAAAGGGTACAGGCGATTGGTTGTTATGGAATAAGGCGTGGGCGAACCCTATTGCTCTTGAAAGAAGAAAGTCTGAAGCCAGCAAATATAAAGATTTTGCGAAAGACGGAGACCTGGTAATTGTAAACAAGATCGGGCAGGATATAGACCAGTTAGGAAAGATAGTCAGGCGATGCTTGCCACTACTTGACAGGGTGGGCGTTGACCAGCTTGGAATCGGGTCAATAGCCGATGAACTGGAAGGAGGTGACGAAAAAGGAGAGGGTAAAATAGAGCATGACCGGATAGTCGGCATACCACAGGGGTATAAATTGAACGGGGCTATCAAGACTTTGGAGCGTAAACTTGCCGAAGGGACGGTTATCCACGGAGGTCAACCTTTGATGTCATGGTGTGTGGGTAACGCAAGGGTAGAGCCGAAGGGGAACGCTGTGTCAATCACAAAGCAGGCAAGCGGGGCGGGTAAGATAGACCCATTGATGGCTACATTAGATGCTGTTGTTTTGATGGCGATGGAGCCAGCGGCGAAGGTTGTTGAATCAGCTTATAAAGGGCTGACTGTCGAACAGATTAACGAAAGGATGAGGTTGTAATGGCTGAGAATCTATTTTGCAAAGAACAGAAGGGGACAACCGATAAATTCAGGAAGGGGTTTGACAGTATTAAATGGGATAAACCTGTTGAAGAAAAGGAGAGTGGCGATGAAACAAACGATTAGACAGTTGAGGCCCGGAGACCCTATTCAGGTCGATCTAAGAAACGCAAAGCAGACGGCTTGTGAGTGTGGCTGTAAATACTTTATTCCAGCGGTGACGGTCTATACCGTGTCGGCGTTAATGTCACCAACGGGCGCAGAGCTACCGGCACAGGTCCCGGTGCTGGTTTGTATGGATTGTAAAAAACCGTTAGCTCAGGGGGTGGTATAATGGCGAAAAAGCAGGAACCAAAATCAGAAGAGCCTAAGCAGGAAAAACCGAAAGACGAACTCTTGACCATATATGAAGCTGCTGAGTATTTCAAGACGAACGAAAATACTATCAAGCTATGGCTTCAGCACGGGCATTTGACCGAAATCAGGCACGGGTTAATACCTATGACATCAATCCTGCATTGCAGATTCAATATTCGGAGGTGATAATGATTGACGATCCTATGCTGGCACAAAAGAGCTTATTCAGGGTTGATGAGGTTGCAGATTATTTCGGGGTGTCGCCTTCCACGGTGAGGCTATGGATAGATCACGGTCATCTGGAAAAGGAAAAGATAGTAGGGTCAATCAGGGTGTCCCGTGAGTCAATTTTGGTTTGCAGGTTCAGGAAAAATAGAAAACGATACCTAAAGAATAGTAAAATTTAGTACATTTTAGTAAGGATTGAACGGTAAATATTGCCGCCTATTGACATATCTGTTCTGAATGATACAATTTCCGTAAACCTAATAGGCGGATAAATTGAATATATTCAAGAAACTTGTCAAAAAGTTTAACTTATCTTTAACTGACCCCAAAGCCTGGGATCGGTCGCTATGGTCTTTTGCCGGTAGTCAATCGCTGTCCGGTGAGACCGTCAACGAGTACACAGCTTTCACTTACTCCGCAGTCTGGAACGCAATCTATCAAATTTCAAGCACAATCGGGAGCCTGCCTTTGCATTTAATGCAGAGAACAGGCCGAAACAAGCGATATGCTATCGAGCAAAGCCTTTATAGGGTGCTTCATACGCAGTGGAATCCCTACATGACCGCTAAAACGGGCCGTGAAACTATGGCGGCGCATATTCTTAGCTGGGGTAACGGGTACGCTGAGAAAGTCAAGAATGGCTACGGTGATATCATAGAATTATGGCCTATCGCCCCTGACAGGGTCACACCGGAAATGCAAGATGGTGAAATAGTCTATATAATCATGGTCGGAAGTGAGAAAAAGACGTTCAATAGAGACAAAATTCTCCATATTCCGGGGTTCGGGTTTGACGGGTTAGTCGGATATTCTCCAATCGCAATGGCCCGTAAAAATATCGGCTGGGGTATGGCGATGGAAACCTTCTCCTCAAACTACTTCGGGCAGGGCACACATCCGGGGGTTGTTGTGTCCCATCCTGGGAAGCTGGACCCTGATGCGTTTAAAAATCTGAAACAGTCTTTAACCGACAATTATAGCGGATTAGGCCAATCCCATAAGTTAATGCTGCTTGAAGATGCCATGAAGCTCGAAAAATTAGGCTTTTCACCTGAAGATTCGCAGTTTTTAGAGTCGAAACAACATCATATTTCCGATATTGCCCGCTGGTTCAACATGCCTCCGCACAAGCTAAAAGACATGACTAAATCGTCATTTAATAACATCGAAGCTGAAAATGCCTCTTACGTTATAGACACGATCCTTCCGTGGATAGTCCACATTGAACAGAACTACGCAATTCAGCTTTTGACTCTTCAGGAATACAAGCAAGGGTTCTATTTTAAACATATTTTAGAAGGTCTTTTGCGTGCAAACTCGAAGGATCGTGCTGAATTTTACAAATATATGATTGGTAACGGTATTATGACACCGAATGAGGTCAGGGAAAAAGAGGACATGAACCCTTCTGGAGACCCGAACGCTGATGAATTATGGATGCCGACCGGGTTAATCCCCATGAGTAAATTTGACGAATATTTGAAGAAAAATCAGGGAACACCAAAGCAGATTGAAGAGGAACCAGAGAACAAACTACGATTATTAAAACTTGAAAATTAGGGTTTCTTGACGATCTGATCAATCGCTGAGAACGCAAGAAAGAAATAAGGCGGCTGTATGGGGCCATACCTCCATTAGTCCGCCTTTTTCTTTGCCCTGAGTGCGGAGGCTAAAATGAGAACGAAACGAAGTCCGTTTAAACCACGAGCGAAAACTTACAAGATCGAAAACAAGAACGAGGAATCAACAGTCTATATTTATGATGAACTCGGCTGGTTCGGGTTAACGTCTGAACAGCTTGTGAAAGACATTAACGCTATTGATTCTAAGGTGCTTCACTTGCGGTTCAACTCGCCCGGCGGGTCTGTCTTTGATGGAACGGCGGTATTCAATGCGATTAAGCAGCACAAATCAAAGACCATTACCCATATTGACGGACTCGCCGCCTCTATTGCCTCTGTGATTGCCCTTGCGTCTGATGAGGTACGAATGGCTGAGAATGCCTTCCTGATGATACATGATCCATGGTCTATCGTGATTGGAAACGCTGATGTCATGCGTGAGGAAGCCGATTTACTTGAGAAGGTTGGCGGTGTGATTGCCAAGACGTACATGGACAAATCGGGCAAAGACGAAAAAGAAATTAAAGAATTGATGAACGCTGAGACATGGATGACAGCGGAAGAAGCCCTTGAGATGGGGTTCATAGACGCCATTGATAAGAATACAGACGATGAAAAAGCTAGGGCGACCATGTTTGACTTATCGGTGTTTGCGAATGTGCCTGAAACATTAAGCGAAATGAAAGCAACTAAAAAGGATTTGAACCAGCGTGATTTAGAGAAGAGTCTGCGAGATGCAGGGTATTCAAGGAATCAGGCTAAAGAAATAGTGGCAAAGGTTTTCCAGGATGAGCGAGAAGCCCAAACTGAAACTATCGAGCAGGATGAGCGAGAAGCCCAAATTGTGGATAGTGAGCCGCCACAGGTAAAAAAGAAGGACCGAACAGCGGACTTATTAACACGGGCTGAAATGGTAGCCCCATCAATCGGAGGTTTTGTAAATGAAAACAATATCGCAGTATAAAGAAGACATCAAAGCCTTGATGAAAAAGGCTTCTGATATTGATGCAAAATGTATCAACGAGAACCGAGATCCTCTTGAGGCTGAACTTACTCTCAAGAATGAGCTTCTTGATACCGTGCAGGAATATCAGGAAATAATCAAAACTATGGAAAGGCAGGACCGTATGAGGGAGTCGCTTGAAAAGCCGGGTGATGCTCTTACTGTCCCAAAAAACGCTAAAATTGAAACCAGCGACAGCAGGTCAAAGGACAAGTTCGGTAGTCTTGGTGAACAGCTTATGGCTGTTATTAATGCTGGCAAGCCGAATGGCAAGGTTGATCCGAGACTCTACAATGCCGCTTCAGGAATGAATGAAACGGTCCCTTCAGAGGGCGGGTTTCTGATTCAGCAGGATTTTACCACAAGAGCCTATGAAGACCTGTTCGACAATGGTCTAATTGCTAGCAAGTGTGACAAGGTTCCCATATCCGGCAATGCAAACGGCACTGTCCTTAACGGCTTTGATGAGACTTCAAGGGCGTCAAGTACGGCTGGTGGGGTCGTGGTTTACTGGACTGATGAAGCGGAGCTAAAGACAGCCAGCAAGCCTAAATTTAGAAGGGTTGAATTGAACCTCAAGAAAATGCATGGACTCTGTTATCTGACAGACGAAATGATGATGGATACTGCACAGGTTGAGGCTACGGTGAGCAATGCTTTTATTAAAGCAATGGACTTTAAACTCCAGGACGGAATTATTAACGGGACCGGCGCTGGTATGCCTTTAGGCGTCCTCAATGCAGGATGTCTTGTGGCTGTAGCCAAAGAAGCAGGTCAGGCCGCTGATACGATAGTGGCTCAGAATATCATGAAAATGTATGCTCGCAGGTTTGCTTCACTTACAGCGAACTACGCATGGTATTATAACCAAAATATTGAACCACAGCTTTATCAACTCAGTCTTGCAGTAGGTACGGGCGGAATTCCGCTTTACATGCCGCCTGGTGGTATGAGCGAAACGCCGTATTCAAGGATCATGGGTCTCCCGGCTTATGCTATTGAGCAGGCGGCTGCTCTTGG